TACAACATTTAAAGCCAAGACAAGAAGTTGAAGTAAAAAAAGCGACGCAAAATAATATGGAACCATTAGCATTTTCATTTGGTGGTGGTTATAGTAATATAGTATCAGATCAATACAGCTTTTTAGATCAAGCACCAGAAGATTTAGAAGCTAAAGGAAATGGAGGTATGAGACAAATGCATAATTATGTAGATTTAAACACAGCATTTAATGGACAAATATCAGAATATGGTAATCAAGAAGAATTTAATACTACGATTCGTGGTTCTAAAAAAATGAATGAAGATGATTCAAATCAAGAAATGGAAAATAGAATGAAACGTATGCAAGAAGAGAGAGAATCTGACGTAAAATTAATTTCTGGTAACAGGCCTCCTATATGAATATGAATATTTAAATTTATATATTTATTTTAAATAATAATTAAAAAAATAAATATAAATACTAAATATCAATATATTCAATGACAACAATAAATGTTATATCGGCCTTTAATAAGCATTTTTTTGAGTTTGTACAAGATGTACAGAATGCTTTTCCAGATAGTAAAGATATTTTAATTACGAAAAACACATTTTTGGCTGCTAAAAAAGCTAATCCAAAATTAATAGTAAGAATATGGAAAAAATATGTTGTTGCAAAATACAGAACTGAAATTGAATCAGGAAATATAGATTTTTTTATAAATAAAAATTATGAAAATGATGTTTATAAATTATCATATTCAGGTAAAGTTACAGAAGCAATTGATAGATTACGTGCACCGATAAAAGAAATGGATTTTGAAAATCAATCAAAAGCTATGAAGTATATGCAAAACTTGATGAAAATTGCTGATTTATGTGATATTCCATTAGATAGTAGATAAAATATTTATTTATTCATCAATATTCCATTTTTCTCACGCGTAATGTTTAAAACACGATATTAATTTATTAACGCTATTATCATTTTCAATAACATTTAAATTTGAATTTAATGATGCTATTCCAATATTGTATCCTTCACCATATTGATTTCTCTCCGTATCTTTTTTATTAGAAAATTCTGCTAATTTTTCCCAAATTTCAATAAATTTATTTACATTTTTATTTTTTTTAATTAAAAAAAGTATAATTATTTCTATTTGTTTTAATTTAAATAAATAAAAATATATTAAAATAATAATGTCAGAAGATCGAAGTGATGATTTAAAAACAGATATACCTGAAGAGTTTGTTAAAGTTATCAGGGATTTTGTAGGTGATTTAAAAGTTACTTTTCCTGAATATGGCACTTTTATTGATAAATGGTGGAAAAATAAAGAAGAATTTAATTATATTGAAGAAGAAGTTGAGAGAAATAACGCATATGAAAAATCATTAAATGAATCTATGAAAATATTATTTGATTTTTGTCAAAAAAAATTTCCACCAAGATTTTTCGATATTTTATATCAAAATGAAGAAATATTTAAAGAAGATAATGATATAGATACTGAATTTTTACCCAAAATACATTTTAAAAACTTATGGCAATATGATATCAGCGATAAAACACGTGAAACTATTTGGAAATATTTGCAATTAATCATGTTTTCTGTAATCGGAACTATAGACAATAAAGATGCATTTGGTGATACAGCAAAACTCTTTGAAGCTATTAATGCTGATGATTTTAAAAGCAAATTGGAAGAAACATTATCTCATATGCAAAACTTGTTTGATTCAAGTGGTAATATCAATGAAGCCTCTGAAGATTTTCAAAATATTAAACAAGAATTTAAAGTAGATGACTTACCAGATCCAAATGAAATACATGATCATATTACAGGAATGTTAGATGGTAAACTTGGAAAATTAGCACGTGAAATTGCTGAAGAAACTGCTGAAGAATTAAATATGGATTTTGAAAATACTACAAATATGCAAGATGTATTTAAAAATCTTATTAAAAATCCAGTAAAATTAATGGGTCTTGTTAAAAATGTTGGAAGCAAATTAGATTCTAAACTTAAATCTGGCGATCTTAAAGAAACTGAAATTATTGCAGAAGCCAGTGAAATTATGAATAAAATGAAAAATATGCCTGGAATGGGTAATATTCAGTCAATGTTATCAAAAATGGGCATGAGTGCCGGTGGAGGAAAAATGAACATGAATGCAATGGAATCTAATTTAAATCAAAGAATGAAAATGGCACAAACAAGAGAAAGATGTAAAGCTAAGGCTGAAGCAAATGCAAAAGCTAAGGCTGAACAAAATAATAATATGAATAATACATTTGATCATCAACAACCTTCTGTTTCCGAAGAAGAATTACTTAAATTATTTAGTTCTACTGAAAAAGCAGAGAGAACACCAAGAAACACAAAAGAACAAAATAACAATCCTGAAAAAAAGAAAAAGAAAGGCAAAAAATAATAGAAATCATATAGTTGTATTAACTTGTTATGATAATAAAATTAACAAAATGTTATGAAAAATGACTTTTAGAGTTATTCACGAAGGCACATTTGAAGATATTGATGAAGATGAACAAACCAAATATTATATGTCATATTTTAGTTAAGAAAGAGGAAAAAGAAGAGAAAAATGTATTTATTAAATTAAATTAACAACTTTTTTAAACATTATTATATATATAATGACAATTCAATTTTGGTCCAACCAACCAACAATATTATTTAATAAAGAATATATATTTGAATTATGGCCTACAACAAATATGTGTTATGAACAAAAATTAAATTCCATCACTAGATTAGTAATTTTACTTACAATTTTAGGATATATTTTAACAAGGTCATTAAGAATATTGGGTGTAGGCATAATCACTTTACTTATTATTTTTATATTATTTACAATGCGTAAACAAAAAGTTACAAAAGAAATGTTAAAAGAAAACTTTAGTATGCAAACAAAACCTCAACCAACAATGGATCAAAATTCAGCATATTTAAATCCTGTTACTTTAGAATCTGTTCTTAAAAGCAAATTTAAAGAAGGCAATAGGAAAAATCCATTTAGTAATGTTTTATTAACTCAAATTAATGATGACCCTGATAGAAAATCCGCACCACCTGCTTTTAATATGGAAGTAGAAGAAGACATTACTAAAAATGTTAAAAAATCAGTTCAAATGATGAACCCTGATATTAAGAACACTGATAAACAGCTATTTGGTGACATGTGGCAAAATTTTGAACTAGATCAATCAAATAGAGTATTTTATAGTAATTCAAATACACGCATTGAACCAGGTGATCAATCAAGCTTTGGCAAATTTCTATACGGAAATATGCCAAGTGCTAAAGAAAGTACACCAGATGGTAATATGCAGAGATATGCTGACTCTTATAGATATACTTTATACTAATTTTCAATCATTAATCTTAACAATCTTTGTTTCCTTTACTATTATATAAACAAAAAATCATAATTATATCTTAACTCCTTTGGCTGCTTTTTGTTTAATAAAATATTTACTAAATAGAAACACATAAATATAATAAATTATTAATATATGGATATAATAGGCGGAATTTTTCAAAGTTTAGACTTTGCTTCTTCAGCAGCATTAAGGAATGACAGATATAAACATTGTAAAAATAATAATGCAAAATGGTCTTCTTTATCAGGATCATGTAAATATAATGATAAAAAACAAAAAACAAAAAAGAAAAAAGGTGGTACTAAAAGAAAAATCAAAAATAAGAATAAAAATTAAATATTTAGATTAATAATATTTAATTTAATAAAAAAATGTATAATATAATATATAAATGGCTAATGTCTCTAGTTATACTTTTGATAATATGTCCCGTATAGGAAACGATGAATGTGCTGTATCACAAAGTGATGTTCAAAATGTTGTATCATGCAATTACATGACTCAAAATTTTTTCGCAACAGATTGCTCTATGAAAACCCCTATTGAACTTGCAACTTCTCAACCAGGAATTATGTATAATGGCGGATATAACACTGGTGCAGGTGGATGCAATATTGATGACTCATCTAATCTTCTTATTGGCTCTATTCAAACTCATCCTAAATCACAAATTGATTTATTTCATAGACCTTTTGCTACAGTTCCATTTTTAGGACGTGGATCAGTAAATCCTGTTATGGAATCTCAAATTCAACAAGGTGAACAAATCACAAACAAACGTAGTATAAACACATTAAGTGAAAATAGTTATATTAAATACCACCAAACACCTCTTCTTCCAGCAATTAAAGACAAATTTGATAATTCTGCTACAAAAATTGAAAGTGATGCTTCTAATGGATGGATTAGAGGTGGAGTACCATCTCGTGAATTAACACGTGATGTCCAATATTCTAACCAAAAATAATTTACACCTTTTTCTCATTTCAAACGCCTATTAATTTATAAATTTTGATATAAAAAGATTACATTATAATCATTATATATGAAAACTTTTATTAATTTAACATCAAGAGTAATAAATAAATTACATATTATTGAAATTATAAAAAAATCAAACAAATATGAGATACATATGAGTAACAATAATATTGATGGTTTTTGGTTGTTTTCAAGTGGCTGGTTGGATACTAATCATAATATTATTGAAATATGTAACAAAAAAGATAAACAAGATTATGAAACTATAACAAAATATATAAAAATGGATGAATGTATAAAAATGGATGAATGTATAACAATTAATTATCTTATAAAATAATTAATAATATTATTATTTTTATATAATGAAAAAAAAAGAAGAAAAAAGAGATTTTTGTTCTTCATCTTATGCAACAGCTGAAAGTATTGTAGAAGGCACTGATTATATTGTCACCGCAACTGCTAGTGCTTCTGCATGTTCAGACATTTCAAAACTTGACTCTGAAAAATTGGCTTATAATTTAGCTTTACAAGAAGCACAACACATATGCAAACATGATTCAGATGTAATAGCTCAATCTTTAGATATTTTTAATCAAATTTATACATGTTTATCTGGAGATACAGGTCCTACTGGATCTACTGGATATACTGGTCCTACTGGATCTACTGGATATACTGGTATAAGAGGATCTACAGGGTATACTGGTGTAACAGGTTCTACTGGTGACATTGGTCCTACAGGGTATACTGGTATAAGAGGATCTACTGGTGTAACAGGTTCTACAGGATCAACTGGTGACATTGGTCCTACTGGATCTACTGGTGTAACAGGATCAACTGGTGACATTGGTCCTACTGGATCTACTGGTGTAACAGGTTCTACAGGATCAACTGGTGACATTGGTCCTACTGGATCTACTGGTGTAACAGGTTCTACAGGATCAACTGGTGACATTGGTCCTACAGGGTATACTGGTATAAGAGGATCAACTGGTGACATTGGTCCTACAGGGTATACTGGTATAAGAGGATCTACTGGTGTAACAGGTTCTACAGGATCAACTGGTGACATTGGTGTAACAGGTGCTACTGGTGTAACAGGTGACATTGGTCCTACTTGTTTTATTGGATTGTCTGGTACAAATCATGGTAATTATATATTTTGGGATACAAATTTTAATCCAAACAAGTGGAATGTTGGAACTGGTAGTGTGCATATAGGTGATAATGCAGGTTTTAATCAAGGATTAAATTCAGTTGCAATTGGAAATTCAGCTGGTGCAATTAACCAAGGTTCAGAATCAGTTGCAATTGGAAATTCAGCTGGTGCAATTAACCAAGGTGCAAATTCGATTGTTATTGGTTCTCAAGCAATCTCTCAAGGTCAAAGTTCAGTTTCAATAGGCTATCAAGCATCGACCTCATTTTCAAATACAATTGTTATAAATGCTAGTGGTAGTCCTCTTATTGTAGGACAAGCAGGACAACCTGCATGTTATATAAAACCATTAAGATCAGCAGCTACTGCTAATCAAGTGTATTATAATAATACAACAGCTGAATTAACATATTTAACAAGTTCTTCAGGAACAAAAAATGATGTTCAAAATTTAACAGATGACACTACATGTGTTTATCAATTACAACCAAAAACATATAAATATATATCAGACCCTTTATCAGGTACACAAATAGGTTATATAGCCGAAGATGTAACTTCAATACATAAATCATTTGCGGTTTATGACATTCCTGATGGTGATCCAACTGGTATAAATTTTAATGTAATAAGCGTATTTTTAGTAGAAGAAATAAAAAAATTAAATAATAAAATAAATGATTTAACAACATTATTAAATGAACAAGAAGATACTATACATAATTTATTATCAAAATTTAAATAATATTTAAAATAATTCATCGAAATTAATAACCATATTTTTTAATGAAAATAACTTCAGTTTAAGCAAATATTTTCATATACTTTTGAAGTCGGAAAAAAAGAACATAAAGAATAATCATGATTTTTATATAATTATATAAATCATGTATAATACTAAAATAATTTGCACATATAATTCTCCAGAAGTATTTTTAGACACTGATAATGTAACTAATGAAGAAAAAGATTTCATAAGAGATACTTTGTATAAAACAGAATTACTTGATATTTTAGGAATAGAAGAATTTGATGAAACAAAAACAAATATTGTAATGCATGATTTATATCAAAAGTTGGAAGATTGCCTAGAATTAAAAGAATGTATGACCAAATTAGCTAATAAATTTTTAAGCGAAGATTTAGAATTAGGGTTAATGTTATTATTTTCATATGATTATATGTATTTGTCACATATTTGTATTTGTGAATATTTAGAAAAAGGACAAATTACAGAAAATAATATAAATAATTTAAAGATCCACCTTTAGAAAAGGTGGAGCCAAATATTATTTATTTTTTTACATTTTGCTCCACCTTTTTTCATTTAAAATGCTCATTTTTAGGTATATCTATATTAGGAATTATTAAATTATTTCTATACATGTAAATTTTTGTAAGAATGTATGTATATGTATTAGTTACTAGTATTACTCCTACAAAATAATAATTTTTCATTATAATTTATTAATAAAATTATATTTAAATAGTTTACCAACATTTTAATTCAGAAATGGTGTAAAAGTTTTTTCTACATTTTGCTCCACTTTTTTAAAAGTTGATTTTTTTAAAAGTTGATTTTTTTAAAAGTTGATTTTTTTAAAAGTTGATATATATAAATGGCTTCTACTCGCAATATAAATACAAGAGGTAATTATAATTTAGAACAACGTGAATATAAACAATTTGAAAATTATACATTGTATACTAACTCTCAATATGGTGCAGCTTATAATACTCAATTACCAGGAAATGGACTATTACCAGCACAAATACCTTGGAATCAGCTTTCTAATAATGCTGCTGATACTGAATCTTTTTTATTTGGGATCAATTCAACAAATTTAGTAAATCCAACACCATGTTTCGTACCAGATATTACTAAATTATGTGATACCAATATTTACAAAAAAGGGCCTATATTTGTACCTGAACCTTTAGTAATTGAAAAAAATCAGCGACCTTTTGCTTTACCAAATTAAATTTTCTAAAATTTAAAATATTTTATTAATACATAATAATGGATGAATGTTGTAATTGTGAACATGAATGTGAATGTGAAAAATCATTTTGTTTTTCTGTCGAAGCACAATCAATAACTTTTATAGAAAATACACAATTTTATGTTACTGCAACAGCGAATGCTTCTGCATGTTCAAGTAATTCAGAAAGTGAA